AAACGGGCAACTGTAGCCCCCACCACAAACTGAAACTGTCCCGCCCCAGTGTCGTACTCTATGTAGTCGCCCGTGTCAAAAGTAACCCGCCGATTGGTGGAGGACAGCGTGATCCCCGTGTCGTCAATGGCTACTTTGGTAGCCGATCCAATGTCAAACTGAAACTGTTCCGCCCCTGTGTCGTAGTCCAGATAGTCGCCAGTGGCAAAACGGACGCTGCCGCCTACCACCACGTCATTCTCTACGTCCAGATCAGCATAGTAGCTGCCGTCAGGGTTACGCACGTACACCGTGCGGTTGGCCGCCCCTGTCGGCTCAATGGCCATGTCCCCCGCCACTGTCCACGGCGTCCCCGTCAGGTTGCCCACTATGCTGTCCGCGAAGATGTTGGCGAACTTGTAGGAGCTAGACCCCAAATCCTGCGTGCTGTCGGCAGACGGCAGCCAGTTCTGGTCTCGCTTCACAAAATACGGGTTCAGTATCCGCACCAACTCTGGAACGTTCATCTCACCACCTCGCTCCCAAATCCGCCCTGGCCAAGGCCACGTCCGCCCTGTCGCCAGGCGAATCAGGCGTAATGGTCAAAGTGCGGTCATTCAAATTGAACTCGGTTTCCATAATGTAAAACGTCCTGATCCTGTCCAACTGCGGGTTCTTCACGATGAGTTCGGCAGGAATCAGATCCACCACCTGGATCACGTCCCCCGCCCGCACATTCCACAGGTCCTGACGCACCCCCCCCTCGTCCCCCACCCTATCCACGATGGTCAGGTTGGCCGACTGGGGCGGATCCTTGTGGTCGGCCAAATACGCATCCCTGGCCGCCGCCGCCGTGTCCGTCCCCCCCTCTCCCATAGACACGGCCTGCTCTCGGGTGACGCCCCACTTATCCTGGCTGTCGCTGTCCTCAGCGTAGTCAGTGATCACCGACATNCCATCGTAGGTGTTGTACACCATCGGCCACCCGGTTCCACATATCCCGCACCGACCGCCGCAAGCTGAAGCCGCTCTCCTCTGCCAAATCCCGCATCCACACCAGCCAGTCAGGGCTGATCACATCAATCTTCTTCCTGAAGAAGTAGGGCTTGCGGTTGTCCCACACCGCGAAGTACCAGGGGGTGTCCGTCCTCCCATCCCCTATCTTCGACACGTGCTGAATGTGATCCCCTGGCCAGCCGTTGTTGACGAAGGTGATGGGCGCCAGATTGAAAGCGGGACTCTCGATCTCGCTGCGGTCACGGCTGATCTGGCTACACCTCGCATCCAACATATCCTCGATGATCTCGTCGGCGTAGTGGGTGCCGCTTGCGTAGGANGTAGTATCATTGAANGGACGGTCATAGGNGTTGCGCCAGTAGCCGTAGAACGTCGCCGCCACGCCCCCGGGCGCCATGTCCACGTCCTCCAGCCGCCCCTCCCACACCGTGCCGATGCCCTCCGCCACCAACAGGCGGTAGAAGTAGTAGTTCTCGTACCAATCCCACGCCTCCACCTGGCCGCACCGCCAGTTGAGTGAGCACGAGGCAAACCCGCCCGGCAANTGCGTNGAGAACTGCACNTCNTGCGCCCTATCCCCAAACAGGTTGGGCACTTTCACCGTGGGGTTGGCTAAATCCCTGTCGTAGAGTACCGCTGTTAGACTCATGGCACCAGTAGATACCTCGGTTCATACATTAGGTGGATCGTGTAAGAATCGTCCAATATGTTCCCCCCCAGGTCCATCTTGAACAGATAATCGTAGTCCGTCCACTGCGTCCACGCCGCCCCTACTGAATCGTAGGTCTCACAGTTGCCGTTGAGATAGTTTCCATCTGTGTCCTGCCCCCAGGTGACGTAGTTGCTGGCATCTACAGCATTGTTGGTCTTCAAGACGATGTGATACGTGGTCAACGCCTCCAAAGAGGGAGCCGTGGAAAACGAGAAGGCCACCCATGCGTAATCGCTGGTAGACAATTCATCCATATCCACGGTGTCACTCACGCCATTGGTGATAGGAGACCCGCTAGGCTCCCCACTCCCACCGCTGTTGGATTGTATCTCCACTTGAATGGTATCAGTTACCTCAAATGTCCCCGTTGCCTTCAGATAGAGCCACAACACCCGCACGCCGCCCGCGTTCCAAGCCCATATCTTCTGCGCCAGATACTCGTAGGTGGTTGATGTCTTCAGTGGACTGTCCGTATTGTAGGCGTCTAGGTTGTCGTAGTCCATCACTATCGCCCTCTCCACGCTCAACAGGAATCTCGCGTTGGAGTTGGGCTTCAGGGTAGGGTACGCACCAAGATACCGCATCCCCTTCAGGGGCACGGTGCGATAATCGCCTGTCACCTCGTTCCAGTCGTAGTTCTCTGCCAATGGCGGATCCACTGTCGTATCAATGGTGAACGAATTGGGCAGCAAGGTGCGAGGGAATGACGCTACCCCCCCATTGGCAGCAGGCATCAGCCAGATGTAATCAATATCCAGGGTGCCGGCCCCATCCACAGACCGCAACACCAGCTCAATGCCAAAACTGTACAGCGGCCAGTCATCTCGCACACCCGTCGGCGGTATCTCTATCTTGCCCAGGTTGACCAGCCCCCATTCATCCATAGGCAGCGCGTCAACCTCGTCAGTATAGTCTCCCTGCCAGTCGGAATACGTCTTCTGGCTCATCTTGATGGCGAAGTTCCTCGCCGAACTCTTCACCCGACACCTGACGTAGACGTAATACGTGCCACGGTAGGTGTCCAGTTGCTCCCAGGTGCCGTCGGTACTCACCAACTCAAAATCAATGCTAGAGGTATCATCGGCACTCGCAGGCGTGAACCGCACGTAGTACGCCCCCGAAGCCGATGCCTCCGTCGGCTCCGTCAGGAACCCTGCCGGTGTCACAAAGTCCTCCGCTTCCCACTGGGCAGTGAACTTGTGGGCGTGGTCCCCCTCCATCTTGCCCCAACGCATGATGTAACCCTGGTTGTTGTCATCGTTCACCGCAAAAGCACACCCCGCAGGCACGTCGCCAGGCAGGTCCGCCACGTCAAAGTAGTTCACGTCCTCAGCGTCGTCGTCCGTGTGGTTGGTCAAGGCGTGATGGCTGCACCACCCGTCTGGCGCCGCCGAGTGCTGCCCTACGTAGATTCCGTCTACGAAGGCGTCCAACTCCCCCGGCGGACTGTTCATGGACCCCAAGCGCACATGAATCGTGCTGTCCCCAGCTCCCGTAGTCACTGCCAGCGTAAACCGCACCCAGTGCGGATCCACACAGTCTTCCTCTCCAACAGCAACGGAACCCAATGCACCGCTAACATCCCCATAGACCATGCAATAAAGTGCCCCCTCCCGCACGTAAGCCCAGCCTGTCAAAACGTAGGCCGTCGAAGCGGAGATGGAAATGTTGTCGCTGCCCAGATACGCCGCCGAGGGTTCGGCCTCCGCAATGGCAAGGTGGCAGCTCTTGGGCGCGTACTTGTAGGCCGCCACCTGAACCGTCGGTGTGATGTTGCCCGACACCCCCCAGTTGTCGGGTGTGCCGTCCCCATTGGCGTCCCTGTCCATCCCCGCGTTCTTGCACAGGTTGTACAGCGTCACTTCGTCGCCCCGCGCAAAAGGCTTGGCAGGGAGAGTCACCAACACATTCTCCACCACGTAATCCGCCCACATCCCGTCTGGCACGGCAGGGACGCTCACCTCCCCTTTGAAGGTGTCAAAGTAAAGAGACGATGAACAGCCCAAGGGCCGATACTCCAGCTCGTTGGTATCCTTAGCGTACACCTCAGCGTACAAGTCGCGGATGGCGTCCCTCAAGGCCGACTCGCTGGCAGCCTGAATCGCCAACGTCAAGGCCACCGTGCGGTTGGAGAAGCGGCTATCCACCATCTCCTCCCCATCCCGAAAGACGTTGGCCCCGCTCCACTGACGGGTCAACGCCGGCGGATCCATGGCGGCGTCCTGGATGCTATAGACTTTCCCATCGTTGATGTCAAGATCGCCCAGCTTGTAGTATGGCTTCTCAAAGGTCATGTTACCCTCCTAGCCTCGCCCTGGCGTCTGCCTTCTTCCCCAGGCGAACGTTGATGCGGTTGGCCAGCTTGTGGATGTCGGCCTCCTCCCGAATGTACACCGGGGCATTGAAGTTGATGTTCGCCCCGCCGCCTGCCACTGGCCTCGCCAACGCCCCCAGCAGCCCACCCCACTGCCCCTCCGTCAGCACCATCTCGTTCCGCAACAGCGAGTACACCCCCGTCTCCGGCACCATCCCGCCTGTGTGGAACTGCTGCGGACCGCCAGGCCCCTCGTAGTACGGCTCCGCCTTCTTCCAAATGATGGGCAGATAAGTCGTAGGCGGCGTGGTTTCCGTGCCACCGCCGCCAGGAGGGGTTACGTCAGGGTTGATGCCACTCCAATCCCCCGTCAGCAGCCGCACCAATGCGTTTACCATATCACTGATGCTTTGCGCCAGATTCGACGCCCAGGTGTTCAAGTCCTCAAACCACTTCGTTACGTTCGTATGGACGCGATCCGCCGTTGTTTCAAACTTTATGAGCCACTGTTGAATCTTGTCCCACACCTCCCGCGCTTTGTACTTCAGGGTCTCAAGCGCGTTTGGAAAGTCCTCCCCCCAGAACTTTTTAGTGCGCTTTTGCTGTTCTTCATCCCAAATACCATCAATGGCCTTTTTGAGATCGCTAAATACCTCTTCCCAACTTTTTCCCGTCACTTCCTTGTACAGCCACACAACCCCTGCTGCAACCAACGCCAAGCCCACCGCCGCCCACCCCAACGACGCCACCAAACCACCCCCAGCCGCCGCACCCTCAGCCGTCGCCGCCCCCTTGCCCATGCCCAACACAAACTTCAGCAGACCCGCAGCGATGAAAAGATCGCTCACCTTCGTCACCACCCCAGCCAAGATGTCCCGCAGCGGCCTCGTGGCTTTGTCCCACGCCGCGATCCCCCCCGCCAGTTCTCCCAGCTTCTCCACGTCCACGTTGTCAAAAAACTCTTTGATCTTTGTCCCTAACCCATCTGGCCCACCGAACTCCTCTTTTAATCCCGCTACTTTTTCTCTGANTCCATCAAGCGTCTCCCGCAACGCGGACCCCTTCTGCCACGCCTCGGGCGCCCCCGTCTCCTTGCCAAAGAAGAACTCAAATGGCTTCTCGCCCTGCAAGCCCGCCATGAACAGGTCCACGTCGCGGCGCATAGCCTCGAAGGTCTCCGAGAACTCCAACACGGGCAACTGGAACCCCTTGAACTTCTCTACCCAGGTATCCAGCGA